TGCTATTATTTTAGTATCAACATCGTAACCATCTACTATTGTTAGCAATCCTAAGTATGCCATTTCTCTGTAATCTATTTTATCTTTACTGTCTTTGAGTTTGTTTTCTGGTATCCAATAATGTTGATGGATGTAGAAGTTTTTATCTATATCATTCGTTTCTTTATTACGTGTTTTAAATAACAGTGTAAGACAATTTAAATCGTATGCTTCTGCCATATCTACTCCACCGATACATACACAATCTCTAAAAGTTTCTAAATCAAATTCTTCTTGTTCATATCCATAATCACTTGTTCTAAGATAACTGATGCTTGAACCTAATTTCATATTTAGGTCTTTATTGAGTACCCATATTTTATGGTATTTATCTGTCTTTGCTTTTATTAGATTTTCCTTTATGTATTGATATTTTTTTATGGTACCTAAACTTGGATTAGACTTTTGAAATATTTTTAAATCATTATTATCTAAAGCTTCAAATATTTCAGCCTCTGATTCGTCTTGGGTATACATCATAGGAAGATATCTATCCTCATCACTTTCACCATCGATTATAGCTTTGCCTCTTTTTTTCAATTGGTCTAATGCTCCGTCATCGACAAACCCCTCACTCGTTATATAGATAGTTAAATGCTCATCTTTAATACTCATAGATTGATTGATACTATTGATGATAAACATATCTTTGCTCATCATATTAATCTCATCGATAATGGCAGATGCTATATTACGTCCTTCTGTATTTTTCATTTTTTCAGACATGCGGAAAATAGTATTCTTATTTTTGCACTCTATAAGCTTTTGAGTTTTACGTGAGAATGTATTTTTAGCGTCTAACATCTCACGCATTGTAGCTACTGCATCATATACAAGTTTGCTTTGGTTGTCATCATTACTACTAACACATATATCACTACCAGATGGTAATAAGAATAAGTCACTTAATCCTACGCCACTGCTTGTCTCTGACTTTGCGTTTTTACGAGCTATCAATAGTAATGTTTCTGTAAAACGCTTAACCCATATAGTATCAGTCTCATTTTCCATTACTTCTATATGGAAACTATACAGAGCAGTTAGCCATGCTTTCTGCCATAACATGAGATTCATCGGTTTACCGAAAAATGGAGCTTTAGTTAATTTTATATTTGACTGAATGAAGTCAATACGTAAATCTGCTTCAATGAAATCCATTTTATATTTAGGATTATTCATTCCAGATATAAGCCATCTAAGTACTTTTTTAATATCTGCACCAGCTACTATATTGCCGTTTTTTATTTCTTGATAGTATTGTTTTATGTAATTGTCATCTATTGTTTGCTCTAATATTTGGTTGTCCAATAATTGTCACCTCTTTGGTTATGTGTTTTACGGCTACGCCGTGATTATATTCGACTCAGAGCCGTCTGGGCTTGTAGTTAATATTTTTATATATTCTAATATTCTTTTTGCCTTATATTGTCCTACGTTTAGCCTCATTTGCAGTTAACCATAATCCAAGAGGGATTAATTCCTCTACTTCTTCGGTCTGTTTCAGTATTTGAACTAACGTTTTTAACGTATTATTGTAGTTATTACTCATGTCTTTATATTGTTTTGACGCATCCGTTTGCTTTTGTTGCTGGTTATTCTTCGGATTAACGCATATAAATGGTAATGTCTTTAAGTATTTTAAGTTGGATTCTATGAATATTAACTCTGATATTAAGCTAATACCCAGTACTTGTTGCTGCTCTGGCAATGTTTTTATTAGTTGTTCTAACTCTTGATATCTCTTATCTTCTTCCATATTTGTCCTCCTTTCTTTTTATAATCGGTCTGGAAATGGGCTAAAATCTTATGAAAATTTTCAAAAAAATGGCCTCTGTAGAATTAACTGATTGGCTCACAGCTGTCTGACGTAATTAATATGATGTATTTAGGGGGGGCTATTCTCCACAGCATTGGTCATAGATACTGGAACCGTCATCATCTAACTGCTCTATGTTATTATCTAATGGGCTTATTTGTTTTAAGTCATGATTTAATTTAAATTTTTTATTGCAACATCGGCAGTTAACTTCTATCGTGTTGTCATCTACTACACGTATAAGCTCAAAGCTATGTAGTTGTAGACTAATGGTATATTTACACTCCATGTACTCATCCTCCTTTTTAATATCAGAATATATTTTAATATTCTTTTTGTATCAGAACATAATCCGTGGTGGATTAGTCATAACGTAAAATCATTAGGATATATTTTAATATTAATTTAATATCAATATATATTTTATTATTGTTTAATCAATGATAGTAAGTCCTAATACTACTCCAGTACCTATGCCAAATATACTTGAACCATACTTACCTTGTAGCTCTTCTTTACTACAGATTACTATCAACAATCCTATAACCATTAAAGATAATCCAAATACCAATAACTTTGTTTTGATTCTCTTTATAGTTTTCTTTTCTATATCTCTTACGAGTGCATCTAACTCATCATCGAGTTTCTTTATCTGTTCTTTGTTTAACATATTAAGTACCCTCCTTTATATAGATTCGCATTTCACATTGGCATCGGCTGTCAAGGCTATTACTTTGGCTCATCGCCACATTTAGTTGTTAATACTCCCTATCTAAAAATATCCTTGGTATTACTTGCATATATCCAGAATCAAAATCTTCATGTGCTAGCGTAAACTTAATATCATGAGTATCATTAAACGTCTTCTGATATTCAAAGACTCCTAGCATAGCCTCACGGTCTTCTACATATATAAAAACAATTTCATGCATTGGGTCATAGTTTATAACACCATTGCTTATATCTTTCTTGAATCCATCTATAAACTCATTAAGAGCTTTTGCTAATTCATCATTTACATTATTCATATTATTATTACTCCTCATATCTGTCTGGGCTATAAGACTCATACCAATCCTCTATGTACGTAGTCCATTGGTTGATGTCTCTACCTTCTTGGTTGTTCCTTAGATTGATTAGGCATTGCTCCATAGTCACATCAACTAATAGTCTCCTCTGTATGTTCAAGGCGTTACACAGCCGTTCTCTCTCACCAGCTGATGGTACGGTCACGACTACATAGCATCGTTCCCATTTTCCGTTTCTGGTCTTGACGCAGTCATACAACGTATCCCTTACTGAGAAGACTACTTGCTTCATACTATCTGACTTAACGTACTTAGCGTTGGTAGCATTGAGCATCCTCCATATATAGTTGATGTTGATTATAATATCGTTAGCATTGAGTAATGACTCTGCATACTCTTCATAGCCACTACAAGGAGCACCATAGATTAATATGACCTCACGTTTGTTCTGGCCAGAGAATCGCTTATGTATCTCATTATGGCAATGAGCATGTACTACCTTGATGTTGTCTTGATGTAGAGCTATCTGACTATCATTGACGTTATCCTCTGTTAGTTCCTTAACATGATGTAGGATTACATCGTATCGTTGGAGGATTGGCTTATTACAATGTTCACAGTATAAGAGTCCATCATCTGGACTTATACGCTGGTCTATCACTAATAGACGGAACTTACGCCATGTACTGCATGTGTAGAATGTTTTGAGTGTATACATATTCATTGCCTCCTTTCTGTTATGCGATAGCTCTTAGCTTATATAAATGAGTTAAGCCTATTGCTATTGAGTCGAACATATCATCAGTCTTTATTACTGGCTTCTTCTTATATTCCTTTTCAGAATAAGCACCAATGCCCTCAAATACAGAATCTCCTTCATATCTATTCTTCAATGATATATAGACTTCCATTTTTTCAGCATCTCCTTTGCCAGCTACCGCTTTTTTAATTGTTGATGGAAAATATGTTGTTATTGGTAGATTGTATTGTTGAGCTAATAGCTTTACAGCTCCACGTACCTCTGCAAGCAATAGTACATTACCTTTGTTCTTACCACCTACAAAACCCTCTTCCATAGCTATCTGGTCTGGCTTGTACTCTTCTATCATTGCTTTAAGTTTGTTATATATATCCAATATTTTATTATTACTATCAAAAGTCTTTACTCTGTTGCAACATACAAGAGTCTCATCATCGAGTATGCTATATCCAGTACAAACAGTTGATGAATCTACACCCATAATCCTCATATCATCACCAACTGTCCTTATCTGCATTTTGTTGCTTTATCTTTAATTCTGCTAACTTTTGCTTTAATTCATCGGTAGCATAATTGTTAAACTCTGTACCATTAGCCTTACTTATTTGTTTAAGTACTACTATGATTGCTCCAATGTCTGCCTTAACAAATTTTTTATATGTAGTCTTAGTGATTGTTAATGCTCCAGTTTTATCCATTGACTCTGAGTTGTTTGTTTCTTCTACGAATCTATTTGTTGCACTTAATATAAGTTCTGAGTACATATCTGACTCTAAATCTTGTTTACCGTTTATGATTGCTTCAACTAACTCTGGATGTTTATCTTTGTATTTTGTTAGTGTGGTTTTATCTATACCGAGCTTCTCGGCTATTTGCCTCTCATTCATAGTCCTTGCCCACTTAGAGATTAAAGGCAAATGAGGTTTAACCATTGTGGTATATAGTGATGGTCTTGGCATTTGCCTCGCCTCCTAATTGTTTTTTATACAGATGATTTATTTGTTTTATCATCTTAATTGAATAATTTATTCCATGTTTCTGAACCTACTATTGCATCTGCACCAAGTCCATTTTTGCTCTGGAAGTTTATAACAGCTTGCTTAGTCTGATTACCAAAATAACCATCTGCACCGATTCCTAGCTTCTGTTGGATTAATTTTGCATTAGCATCATATTTCGTTGGGTTATACTTAATGTAGTAGTTTGGATATGGAATAGTTTTAATGGTTTGTGTTGGGGCTTTAACTGTTGTATTAGTTAACTTAGCTTTAAATGCCCACCATCTTGCCCAGTTATTAGTACTCATTGATTGAGGACATATCTTACGACTTGCGTCATAATGTCTAACTACTTTGGATGCTGGAACTTTATACTTAGCCATTAGTAACTTAACTAGGTCTATACAATTAGCTTCTGTCTTAGCGGTTACTATTCCATTCACTCTGCACATTTCTATGCCTATTGAATTTCTATTTGTAATGCCATATTTTCCATGTCCATCTCCACAGTGGAATGCTCCATCTGTATCTCTAACAACTTGAGTTATACTGTCATCATCTACAAAGTAATTTGCACTTGCATTCCTAGTCCCAGTACAGAAGTAATTTGCATTACCCTCATCTGAATCGGTTTTATTGCCAGTATCATGTACTGTTATAAATTCATGTGTATTCCCTCCATCGTAATGGTCATCGTCGTCAAAACGTTGTTTAATTGGTACCATAGTTATTCACCATCCTTAACAATAATTGGCTCTGTAACTACAATAGTAGTCTCAACTTTCTTTACTTCGTCGCCATCTAATACATCCATAACCTCAGTTGCTGTCTCGATTAACTTAGCTACTGATGCAGCGTCAATCTTACCCTCTGTGATGATGTAGACTACTGCTGGTACGAGTATTAGTGATATGCTTGATACTATTGCAATTGTATTATCAGAGACTCCATAGAGACTGAGGATACCTACGATTACAGATACCAATGCCATTAAAAATTTTCTTGATTTTAATTTTTCTAACATTTCCAAATACCTCCTTGTTTAATTTTTTACATGTTTACATACTTACTTTATTACATTTTTACATAATTAAATAATTGTTTTATTACTCTTTTAAATGTTTTATCTTTTGTTAGTTTTAATGTTTGTTATTATGTTTGTTTAAATGTTTAAGTTCTGTCCTTTTCTTCCAATAATTTGATTTTTTCCTCTGAAGTTTTAATTCTATATTCATGATTGTCTAATTGTTTCTCATGATATAGTAACTGAACCTCTTGTTTTTCAGAATTTTGGATTAAAACTTGAATTTTCTCGCTCAAACCCTTGATAGTTGAGTTTAATTCTGATATCGATGCACTAAATCTTATGAATGGTCTTATGATTATTACTGCAATTGATGTTAATGCTCCAATCATTGATATAATTGCTATCCAGATTTCCCATGTCATTGTTATCTACCTCCTACGCTTATAATTTTGTTATATATTTTTTGTTCCGATTTTGAAAATAAAAACGACGCCGAATTATCATATTTATTAAGAAAAGGAGTTAACTTAATATCTATGTTGGTACAATTCTGCGTCGTTATCTAATCAAGGAGTGATTATTTCCTAATCTTTTATATTATAGTAACGTTATATTCCATTAATAACTGCAAAAGGGCTGTCAATATCTTGTCAATGTCGCTATTTAGACTGGTTTGATTCGTTATTATGGAGTTTTGTTGTTGATTCTTTATATATAGACGGAACTTTTAGAGAGTTTAATCTTATTCTTTACATATTGAGAGTTTGTTTTATTAATTTGATGAGGTTTAACTCTTTAGGTTATAATTTTAAAGAAAATAAGGATTAAAAGAATCCAACTCAAAAGAGGAGTATAGTAATACAGTGATGTTGTTTTTTGTCCACTACAGTTTTGTCATATTTTATGTATAATAAAGAGAATTCTGGACACAATAAAAAAAGAAGAGATTGTTAAATCTCCTCTTGATATCTCACGCTATTAGCGATTTTGATTGGGTTTGAAAATAATTGTGAAGTAGCTACTATAACCTATTTACTTTTGATTTTTTGGAGGTTATACTCATATTAACAAGTGAGTGTTTAAGTTAGACTAGAACTGTTGATGCAGAAGCTGAAACTTCTTCATCGAATATGAATTCTACTTCATCAAAGTTTATTACATTATTTGTTTGTCTCTGTTGGTCGTTAAACCCAACAAAAACGATGTCTAACTCGTTAAATCTGTTATATCCCATTTAATTTTCCTCCCTTCTTTGCTTTATCTTGTATTATAGCTGCGGATGGATTCGGAATATAACACTAATTTAAAAATAAATGACATAGATTTAAAAGAGGCTGAATATAGTCTCTTTTTTTTGCGTTCACAACGCTATAAAATGCCCTACAATCGTTTTAAGGTTGTAGAGCTAATATTTGTACCAATTAATTGTTAAATGTGCTTAGAATTGATTCTGTGAGCTTATGATGTTATTCTAAATGGAATGTTGAGTATTGCTTTAAGTGTAGACGGAACTTTTACTTCTTTAGGTCTTATTCTTTATATAATAGATAGTTTGTTTTATTATTTTGATGAGGTCTATCTCTATAGGTTATAATTTAAAAGAAAAATAGGATTAAAGAATCCAACTCAAAGATTAGTATAGTAATACAGTGATGTTGTTTTTTGTCCACTTAGGATTAGTGATATTTTTAGGTCTATACTTCTATAATAATAGAAACAGATAACATGAGTATCTGGTAGTCGTTAATGTATATTGCTTGGTCGGACGAGTGGCATATACAGACTTTAATGGGGTTTACATAGTTTCCACAATCTGAATAGGGTGAAACCGAACGAAAATATGTTAAGGAGCTATTTGATTGATAGCTTCTTTTTTATTTGCCATTCTATAAAAGGTACCTCTATTAAGATTTAATCTTTTCATAGCTTCTGTGGCTGTTATTTCTCCACTCTTCCATATCTTAACCACTTGATTGAAATTTACTGGTTCTTGTATTATTGGGCGTCCTAATCTTTGACCCTTTGCCTTGGCAGCATCTATCCCCTCTCTCTGACGTTGTAATATGCTTTCACGTTCCAATTCTGACAACGCTCCGAATAGAGTCAATACAAATCTACCTTGTGGAGTTAAAGTGTCTATATGCTCCTTTAAGGACACCAGAGCGACGTTCTTATTTTGGAGACGTTCTACTATGGATAATAAGTCTCTTGTACTCCTAGCAAGTCTTGATATGCTCTCTACATACAATACGTCACCGTCTCTAACATAACTAAGCATTTTTGTTAGCTCTGGTCTGTTTATATCTTTACCAGATATTTTCTCAGAATAGATTTTATCCATACCTATTTGTTTTAATGCTATTTCTTGCCTATCTATATGCTGGTCGATTGAAGATACTCTGATGTAACCTATATTAGCCATAACATCACCCCTTATGCTTTAAACATAGCATAGAGTGTCACAGAAAGCCATCATTACTTTTGTGCTATCACTTTAATAGTTTTATAACCTTTTGTGTCATGTTTTCAGTATGACAATAAATGCCTACCTTTTTGGACAAATAAAAAAGAACCTCTCGGCTCTTATTGTGTCATGTAAATATATATATCTTTATTATTGATACAAGCTTCTTTTCTTATTCTATCAAAATTAATGCCATTTTTTTCAAGATATATAAAATACTTAAGTAAGTTATGATTATCTGCTTTAACCCAAGTATATAGACCAAGGTCTGGATAATCTTTATCGATTAATGCTTCAAGGTCTCTATAAGCTTCTAAAGATAATAGATATTTTTCATCATCATCCATTGCCCAAAATCCATCTTCTGATGGGTCAATGGCTGTAAAGTTTACTACTTGACTCATATTACATTCCTCCTTTTATTTTTATTTGATTGCTTCTAAATACTCTTTAAATCCTTTTACATATTCTTCATCGTTACAAATATCTTCAAATTCTACATTTTCATTGCCATCATAGATTTTTAATAATTCTCTGATGGTTACAACCGAACCACTACTAAGTGTTACCTCTACATTTTCTGATATTGCGATATTGTTAGTACTTTTGCTTCTTAATTCATCGATAGTATCTATTGTTTGTACTGATGAGAAAAATAGCTTCTCGTCTACTGTAAAATTTCTATCACTGTGAATGAATTGTTTGCAATTTTCATTAGATTTGAAGAACCTATAGTTTGTTTTATTTTTTTTAAATTTTAGATGTATATTAAACTCTTCATCATTATCGCTATCATTACGACCGCAACTTGGTATAATAAATTCACATTTTAAATTCCAAACATAGACATAGTCACCATTAAAGTCTCGTGTTTTGTAACCAATTGCAAAGTACTTGTTAACATGAACACCATTGTTAATAAAGGAACCAGTAACTGAATCGAATTCTTTCCCACTAAGTTTTGCAAGTGTTTCAAGTGAAACATAATCTAAAGTAATTTCATATTCATCGTCATTTTTGGTAAAGAAAGGTTCACCCTCTCTTGATAGTTTTATCATTTTAGCCTCTGGTACCTCAAATACATCCGCATATCTAATGGAATATTTATTATCTTCAATTATTTCAGCAAATGCTAAATGTGTAATACTTCTAAACTCCTTTGGGCTAACTTTTGTTAATAGCTTCTTTTTCATTATATTATGCATTTTTAATTGTCCTCCTTTTTTTTATTGTTTATAGATTATATAGTCCAAAAATAAAGAATATAAAAAAAAGAGCCTTTATAGCTCTTTTAATTTAGACAATACATATTTTTTTTGCTTTTTTCTCTTGAGTATATTCCAGTCATAACTCCTAATGTATTAATTATTAATTGTTTATTTATGATTTGGAATTGCTTTAAATATGCTAACACCACATTTAGAACATATAGATTAGTGGTTAAGTCATCATTTATACGAATAACATTTTGTTTTTCAATCATTGTCTCTCTAAATAACTTACAATAATCCTCCATATTGTATGTATTATATATGCAATATTGTATATCTTTTATTAGTTCTTCATCGCTTGGGTTCATTTAATATCCTCTCCTTTATTTATTTGAGTACTTTCATTGCTTTAATATCTATTTCTTTATTTTTAAGACTTATAATTACGCTTTGTATATCTAACAGTGGTCTTAATGCTGCCAACTCCGAATCATTTTCAAAATATTCTATGTATGTTTTTTCATTGAAATTTTTATAATTATGTAGGAAGTAGATTCTAATTTTATCGGTTCCATCAGTGTGATATATCTCTTTAACCAGATTGATGAGCTCCTTATAATCACAGTGCATCCATTGACGATTGTTAACTCCTAACATGAGATAGTGATTGATTCCATACCTTGCTGTATTACCTATATACAATACATTTTTCTTAAATAGGTTATCATGCGTCTGCACATTGGGTAGAAATTTAACATTTTCGTACTTATTCATTAAGAAGTGAGTTAATAATATAGCTCGTTTAATTTGTCTGCTTGAATACTTTTCGCTGGTGGTTGAATAGAAATGATAGATACCTATTTCAGTCTTGTATAGTAATTTGAGTTGTGTTAGAGGCTCTAATTTATCGTTATTACATCCTAAGAGTTCGGTTGCTACCTCTCTGGTTACTATTTTATATGCTTTAATTAATGCTAATCCTTTTTGATAATGGTTTTTGTAATCTTCATATGTTTTTAATATCATGGTTAAGCCCTCCTTTATTTGTATGTATATTCTTTTACAAGGGTTACGTTAAGCCCCTCTGCATATACGTCTTTTTCTTGTTCAAGTTTGCCGTAGTTTTCAGTTATAATCTCAAAAGCGTAGGTACTGGACTCTGTTATGATTACACTATCAACAGTGGAGCCCAGCTCTAATTTTTCCGCTCTATCCCAATATTCACGTTCTATATGGGTTCTCAATTCTAAGATTGTATGTTTGTATTCTTGTTTTAGGTCTTGTTCATTTTTCCATTGAAATGAAGAGTTATTGGTTTGTGATTCAAGGTACACTTTGCAATACTGGGCTGATAATTTTTCATCGTGATAAGCACTGGTACTATGATACTTACAATTTTCTTGTCCAAATTCCTTGGCCATAAATTTATAACCTTTTTCATTTAGTTTATAATAGGTGCCTCTTGAATTTTTAATCTCTTCTAAAATGCCTTGCTTCATATAATTTTTGACTCTTGCCTCTGAAATGAAATTTTTGAGCTGGTCTCTGTTTGCATGACAAGTATTGAGAAGCATTTTGTATAATTCCTTATCCCTCGAATTCATAGTTGATATATAGTTTTTTAATTTTGCCATTTGAAAAACCTCCTTTTTATAAAATTAAAATGGTAGAAAAGGTTAATATTCCTTCCCTACCATCTTGTTAAAACATAAATCTAAGTGCATATCTCCAACCACCTTGAATGTCTTTATCTTCGGCTCTATCAAGATTTTCATGAGTTATCATAGTATACATCCACCAGCGTTTTTCTCTTGTTAACATAAGCCAGTTACTTTTTGATATTAATAATCTTTCTATATTTTTTGAATTGTCCATGTCTAAATGTTCAGTAGCCCAGATTAGTATTAATAATTCTTTTCCTAAATTTCTATCAATTCGTGTATCTCCATCCTCTACCCAGTAGCCAGCATCCATATTTTCTTCTTTTAGACTTATGTTAAAGTCTTTTTCTATACATTTTTTTAACTGCATCCAGAGTATTAAAGATATAGTAGCTCTTACTTTATAGTTTACGTCTCCTATATTTGATATTGTTCTCTCTGCTATTGTTACTGATTGTGCTGCATTATCAATATGTAATGTGTAATAATTTCTTGAATACTCGTTGTATCCATATTCAATAGTGTCTGTATGTCTTGTATATAGGTTATTTTTCATTGTTATTTTCCTCCTTTTTTATAGTTTATTGAAGCATGTATTTAACTGCTCTTCTCCAATTTTCAGCAGATGTATCAACTTTCATATGTAGATATCGTAATTCTATGGTTGAAAGGTTAGCCCAGCATCTGGTTGCTATTATTAATTTTTCTTTATCTTCTGGTTTTCTAATGTCTAAATGTTCTGTACCCCAAAATAATATTAATAATTCATCGCCTAATATTTTATTTAGTCTTGTAGTACCATTTTTGTTCCAACGTCCAGCATACATATCTTCGTTTTTAAGAGTTTCATTAAGTCTTATTTCTACACCTTTTTTTATAATCATCCAGTGTTCTAATGTTATTTGAGACTCTAATTCTTCTTCAAAAGTACCATTACTTATACATCCTTTACATTTGTAAATTGTTACAACCTTATATTCTTCATTGACAAGTAATCCATAGTAGCAAAATGAATGTTGTTCTTCTAAATACCCATATTCGATTGTTTTTATTTTAGTAGTTTTCATTATTTATCCTCCTTTTTTACAATTAATAAAGTTTAATCTTTTAATTGTTTATTTATTTTACAAGGACAAATCTATAATTATAATAGTTTTTTGCATAATAGCTAAATATTCTTAAATAATCTTAAAGTATGAATATAATATGACTATTACTATGGATATACTTTTACATTTTGAAAGTGGAGTATGTATATACTATAGTAATAGGATATATATATGTAACGGCAAGGCTTGCAAAGTCTGGCTTAACCAAGACCTCGAAGGCTACTAACCTAAACCGAACGAAAAACGGGATTTATCGAAGGTTCAAGAGCGTAGCGAGGGAACCTGGTGCTGAAAGCACGATAAAGACCGCTCGCTTCTGTCATTGTAGATGTCACGTAAGGGACATTTACAATGCGTATGAATGGACATGATAATGTCCAGAGTACGAAGAAGTTTGTAGAGAGGTTTAGGTTTATTCCATTTTTGCTTTTCTTTTATTATTTACCTTTGAGGCATACATGAAAGTATTGGCGTATAAGGTTACTTTTCTCTGGTATTTTTAAAGGTGGGTGGAAAATTGATTTTTTTTATTTATAAAATAATCGATTGGCAGTGACATTTTTTTATATAAAAAAGAAGAGCTTTTTAAGGCTCTTCTGGGGTGTTATTTCATTACATCTTGTATTCTTTTAGCAAGTTCTGCTTGAAAAATAGCACTTTGCATTTCTTCAAGTGTAAAATCATCGATATCAATTCTATCAAATATTTTATCTAACTCTTTATTTACTGTTTGCTTAACAACATTTCTTAAACTACTTAATATTATTGTTTTCATACCTACTTTTACTTGTTCTTCCATTTCTGACTTAAGTTCAGCTTCGTTAAATTGTATCATTATTATTACCTCCTTCACTATATTTGATAAGCATATCTCCAAGTTTCATAATTACCCACGAAAGTGGGAATAGAATGAGTAATGTTTTTTCTAAATTGTCACAGTCTTTAAACTTTTTCATTTCCGTTGTCTCCTTCTTTTTTTTTATTGCTATTCGTCATCGTCTGGTATTTCAATTTCTCCACATACGGCAATTAATTTACCATTTAAAAGTATATCTCTACTGTTTATTGAATCGTTATTACATGATATTTCTATCTCCATTTCAATTGCTTTTTTCTGTCTTTCAAGTTCTTTTTTTTCCTCTTCTATTGCTTTTTTAAAGTGGCTCATATCTAGTGGTGGAAAATAGTCTGATAATCTCATTATTTGTCCTCCTTATATATTTGTTCGTAGTATAATTTAGCATCATTAGCTGTCACATTAGATAACGACTTAATTATTTCATCTGGATTTCTAAAATCAATATATTCCCCATTAAATAAAATATCTAATTGCTCTTGCGTTAATGCTTTGCTAAAATTTGGTGGAAACGAATAACTCATTTTTTTACCTCCCTCCTAAAATTCAAGTTCATAAGAGCTTGATTGTTCTTCTTTGATTAATTGTTTTCCTTCTGATGAAGAAACACTGTAATCCTCTATGTATTCTCTTTCTTGGAAACGCTCTGTATATTTAGTTATTTCAGAATCTGTTAATGAACGGAAATCTGCATTTTTAAAATCATCACCGACGATTAAGAAGGTTCCATATACACAGTCAAATTTCTTTTTATCCTCATCTGGATATACATCATTAAGATATAGGTCACGATTTGGGATTGAGTAGAATTTACCTTCTTCATTTATGATTATAACGGCTTCATCATCCCCAATATTCATACACTCGATTCTACCTCCAACTATGTGTTGTTTAGCTTCTAAGGTATTCTCAATAGTAACAACTTGTGGAGCTTTATCTTGTTCTACGATTAATACTGTAATTTCGTTTTCTATCATTTTTTAAACACCTCCTCATTGCGTCTTATTTCTAACAGCTCTTGAACTTCTAATCTGGTTTCTTCCCATTTAATGCGAAATGATGGTAACCATTCTTTATAAGCTTTTCGGTATCTCAATACTGTCCTAACTGACAATCCAGTCTCAGTTTCAATTTGTTTATTGGACATTTTAGCGTCAAATAATTGGAACATATCATATAAGCAAGTTATTTTTGTCATTGTTTTTTTACCTCCTTTATTTTATTGTTTAAATTTGTTTACATTTAGTTATGTTTGTTTACTCATGTATACACATGTTTACGTATGTTTACAGATGTTTATTTGTTTGAATGTTTACTTGTTTAATTATATTTTAGATTTGGATTAAATATAAAAAAAAAGAGCCCTACGGCTCTTATTTGTATTCTTTTAAATTGACTGAAATATTACGTTATATTGTATTTTATCTTGAATTAAGATAAGTAATTTAAGTGTTGTTACATTGTAGATAATTATTGTTACATCTGTTCTTCTTGCCTCTTCATTATACTCAAAAACGATATACCCCTCATTTGCACAATCTTTTAGGTTTTTTATAATTTCATTACTCATTTTATATTGCCTCCTTTAATTTGTTTTGTTTTTGGATTCGTCTCAAATCGCATACATGATTTTTACTCATGCCAGTAATTGCTATAACATCAATATTTTTAAGTGTTTTTAACATGTTCATGGCTCTTAAATCTTCTTCCTCTGAATAACGTGCAGTGTAAGTTTTCTTTATTCTATTGAATTCGAAATGCCTCTGCATGTAGATATCTATTGCTCTATTTACAGCATCTGTTGTAGATAACTTCATTCTTTTAAGTTGATATTCTAAGCTATCACCATCGAATTTATCGTATAGCTCATCACATATTGCAGCACATATAACATCTCGGTTATAATTATTGGTTTTAATAATTGCCCTTTCTACAATCTGTCTTGTACCTCTTGTTATTGAATCAATTCTCATAGTTAATCACTCCTTTTAATTTATTTGTTATTGTTAATATACAGTCGTAAATATAAAAAAACATAAAAAAAGAGCCTTACCAACTCTTTTATTTTTAGAGGCTATTTATTTATTGTTTTCATCATCATACAGCCATCTGATTGTATTATTGGATACATAGCCATCTATTGATTGTAGCCACGCTGGAAGGAGCTCTTGCTTGTTTATTGTGTAGTTATATAGGTCTTTTTTAAATTGAGTCATACCTTCTTCATTCATCAAATATAGACCGAAATCATAAGCTTGTGTTTTACAGTTTAATTGGTATCCAAGGACTCCATTTTCTTTAAGTCTGTATGTTTTTTGCACTGTTGTGCTGTCATGGTGGCTGGATAAGCTAACAAGGAATGAACTACTATCACTACATATTTGGATGTTGAGAGCATCACCACCGAATTTCTTAGCTTTAAGTACTTTACGATGTAATGTAAATAATCCAGCATTACCATATTTAAATATTCCATTAGCAAAATAGCTACTTGCTTTTCTTACTTCAACCTCTAAGGCAATACTACATGTATTGCCAATATTAAGGATACTTCCATCATTTAAGAATGTTTCAACTCTGTTAGGTTCTAAAATTAAATTTGGATGTAGCTCTAATCCATTAAACATTGAAGCAAATATCTTAATGAAGTTTTCAGATATTTTATACATGCTTGGTTGGTCAAAATCTGATACTATTCTTTGTCCTTTTAGACATCTGTTTATGTAGTTAGTTACCTTTTGTTTTTCTTCCTCCATTTCTATTGTATTTAATATTTCATTTTGCATTTTTTTCAGTCTCCTTTTATTTGTGTTTAATTTTTTACTTTTTTAAATGTTTGTTTTTATACTTTTAAAATTATAAGGCAGTGATTTTCTTAGCATATCTACTAACTGTTTTAGCACTTATTTTTAATCTACCAGCTATGTCACTATATGTAAGCTTGTCCATTAATAACAGTTTAATTTGAGCTACTGTGTTAGCTTCACGCTCTATCTTGTCAGTTTTGTTATTGGCTTTTCGTTTTTCACATGTATTTTTATCTCTAAGTTGTTTTCTTGTTAATTTTTCTGGGTCTTCCATTAATTGTTTCATATGTTTTTGTTCTGATGGTGTAATATCTAATAGCTTTACGATTTTTTCATTTTTATATCTATAATGGCTATATTCTCCACAAGTTAAGAACTTTTCATAATTCTTTGCTGCTGATGTTAATAATCCTTCAATTTCAGAATCTGGTAATGGTTCGTCTAATAACTCGTTTGTATCATAAAGGATGTTAGCTAATTCATCGGCTGTGCTACCTAAGTAACATAGAGTTACACTCATTAAGTGTAAGTATTTGTTACGGCAGTTACAGTCACCCAAATTGTAATTTCTAAGTTCAAATAGCTTGTTTAGGTCATCGATTCTGTCTTTAAGTATTTTAGTATCTTTGCCAGCTACATTAGCTACAAATGAATATAGGTTAGTTTGTTTTACTTTTTTAACTTGGATTTTTTCATTTTTCTTTGATACGTATTTTTCTTTTTTCTCGAAACCAAGCTTAGTAGCTAAATCGGAAAAGTTAATTTTATTGGATTCATTTAAATATAGGATTTTTGCAGTATTTCCAGTTTTATTGTTTACTGAACTCATCATCCTAAAGATTCTTGAAAAATCTGTGCAAGCAGTGTCTGCATTAAATTGAGGTTTGTACAAATCTATAAGTTTTTGTAATAATTTTTTATATAGAACTTTTATGTATTTATTTTGAAGAGCTATGTTGTTTTCTAAGTTGAAAACTATGTAGTAACCATTGCCAGAGTAACATATTGCAGTAGGTTCAATACCTAAATTTTTAACGGTAAAGTCAAATATTTCTGTTTTTGCTTGCTCTGGGTCTTGTCCATACCAATCCAAGTCTAATACTATGTTTTTAATACCATAAGCGTTATCTTGTAATCTTCTATAAGCATAAAAATTAGCTATGCTCATATATAGACTGTATCCATAAGTAATGCTGTTTTTAATTATGTTTTGCATCATGTAATCTGTGATGTTTTCTTTTTTATAAGAAAGGGTTAATACTTCTGGGATAGGTTTTCCGTTTTTATCTATTTTTTCTGATGGCTTGATGAGAACGAAACATATAATTTTTTCTGATTTTGTTAATTCGTGAAATAATTTATATTGTACTTTGTAATCTTCATTGTCTAATGTTATTAAGTTATTTTCTACTTCAAATATGTCTTTAATTTCATCAAATTTTAATGCTTTTAATGCTAAATTAGTCATAAAAAAAACCTCCTTTATCAAATTAATTAAATTAATGGTTAGACATAAGTCATCACAATAATTAATCGATTTGATAAGAAGATTTACGTTAAATCATATACATATAAACACTCTAAGTTATTGACTTAGAACTTATTATAGTATATAATTCTCTTATCGGATATAAATCAATTAGTTTTTTTGCAGAAAACTAAATGTCTCAGCAAGAATTGGGTACCAACCAGTTCTTGTTTTTATTTTTTGTATAGGTATTTTTGTTATTATTTTTGTACTTGTTTAAAAGTATACTTCATATTCCAATATCTTACCAGTTTTTTTTGCCTAACCAGTTCTTTTATATACTATACTAGCATACTCAGAAAAATATAAGAACTTTTTTATTTTTTTATGTTTAATTGTTTACTTTTTTAATTTTTTAATGTATAATTAATATAGAAGGGTGGTGGTTTAGATGATAATTAATGTTTATACGGCAAAAGGTGGCTCTGGTAAAACTACAATATGTCATAATTTAGCTTACTTATTAGCATCTAAAAATAAAAGAGTGTTAGCTATTGATTGTGATGCACAAGCCAGTTTAACGACTTGTTTTGGGATTGATAATGTAGATTACACGTTTGCTGATGCTTTATTCAATAAAAGTATAGCTATAGAGGATACTATTTTAGAAATAACTAAAAATATTTTTTTATTGCCAAGTAGTTACGCATTGTCATTGATTGATATACATTTTAATAATACACGGAAAGATAGACAGCTGCTGTCTAAAAAATTCTTGAAGAAAATTGAGAGCAATTTTGATTTTATATTAATTGATAATGCTCCATCTATAAGCATATTACAGCTTAATAACCTCATTGCTTGTGATATGTTAATTAGCCCTATTGAGCCATCATATCTGTCTTATAAGACTTTAGAGACTACTAAAATCATCCTCGATGAACTTAATTTAAAAACAAAACCTTACATAATTCTTAATAAATATAACGATAGAATTAATGATAATAAGGATATATATAAGTTAGCTGAAAATGATTATGATGTATTGGGTACTGTCTCCCAGAGCGTCAATGTATCTAAGATATATACTGGATTGCCTATTGTTATGCAGATGCCTAACGCCAAACAGAGCCAAGAATTACAACAAATATGCAAAGAACTAATAGAGAGGATGGGATAAAATGAAAGAGAAATTATCGTTAAGTAATTATATAACTAATACCGAAAAAGTAGAGAATAAGAAGATTAAGGGGCTATCCAAAACATTATTAATAGACGATACGTTTGACGCAAAAGGTCAAAAAAGACAAACATATTTCTTGAAGCAAGTACATATCAAAATGATTAAGGATATAGCTTATCATGCTGATACACCTAAGTCGGAATTAATGCAAAAAATCATAGAAATGTATACAAAAGAGCATTATGAAGAAATCTACAACGTAGCTATTAAAAAATATCCTTTATAGGTTTTAGGAATAGGAATAGGGAAAGAGAAGGTAACATGACTTTGAACTAAAGTTAAAAGAGGGCTTTTTAGGGCTCTCTTTTTGTGTTTATTATCTTGGCTCTCCTACATCGCTAAATGGTGCGTCGTTAATTAGCTGGAACCATAACTGCTCATAATTATAATCTAAATGGTCATATAATAACATCATTCTATTGTATCCAACATGACAACTTTGGTCTACACTATCAGTATAGTTAACTTGAAAATATAGATAGTAAGCATTAGCTCCGTGTGTACTATCATAGCCCATACTCTGCTTAGATAGATATGTAAAAGTAATCATGCCACCAGAGCCATTATCTTTCGCATATGGTATATGTAAATATGATAATTGTACTTTTAAGCCAGTTTCAACCATTGGTAAATCATATTCATAACACTTTATATACATCTGTACTGGTCTGGACGCATATGGATAATCCTTAACTATGGTACATGTAAAGTTAAACATTGCACGTCTGCCATCCAATATTATAAGGCTTGCATTATAATAATTTTCAGTTGTTTTCATCTCTCCAATAAATCCAAATTGTATTAGTCTATAAGATATATAATTATTGTTAATTATTGTTCCGCCTCCATTGTCTGTTGTTGGAGTATCTGTCACTGGTGTATATCCAGTGTCAATAACGGTATCTGGCGTATTTACATATGGAGTTGTTTTGTCTATATCTTTTGTATCTGTATATGTTTCATTTGGGTTGTTTACTATCTCATCAAATACGTCACTATCAGATATGCCTAAATCTCCAAATTCAAGGGTATACTCTATTTCTGATGTCTCTCCATTGTAAAAATATAGGACTCCAAGGATTCTATAATATTCTCTTATCCTTAAACTATTATTATTAATAGTTACTAAATCTCCATTCTTATATGTAACGTTTAACACATATTCATCAGTGCTATTTACGGCATTATTTCGAATATCAAAGCTCATGAGTTTAGATATGTTATGCAAAGGATACTCTTCGGCTGCAATGGAATTAAGCTTCTCAAAATAAACAGCATCTGCTACAACTTGCTTTTCACTATTTGATATATTAGTCTCAACATATAACTCACGTCTATTTATCCCAGTATTAAAGTTATTACTGGTTGCTGGATATGTTGAATAATGAGTATGTTCCGTGTCTGTACTTATTATATGTGTACAGTATTCGCTGGCATCTACCTCATAATTAGTCGTTATAATATCGTATTTATCATCGGAGAATATAACGTCTAATTTTCTATTTTCACCAGCTTTAAACCTAAAAACAAATTGATTGCTACTATTTAATGTTATCTCATAACTACAATTACACTCTAAACATATATTTTTTATTACTGCAGCTAATGTTTTTCCAGTTATCTGTTTGTTAATGGCTTGTGAAAATGATGAGTTTACTTCGTAGATAAAATTGCTTATCTTTCTATTTGGATTTTTAGGGTTAATTATGTTCTCAATTAAGAGCTCATTAGTCACTGCAGATAATGCTCCATTTTTACGGACTGTTGGATATACTATTCTACGTTGTAACATACTCTCCAACATAACACCCTTAAATTCTATGTACTGCTCTTTCTCGTCATCCTTTATATATATTGAGTTAACGATACCAGTTTTAGTACCTTCCGTGTTTTGGATGTAATAGTCTTGTTTTATTTTGCCTTTATAATCGATGGATAATTTTATTATAAAATCTCCACCAGTCTCACTTAAATATAACTCATGCCATGACATTTCATCATATTCTGTTATTTCCAATTTCTTCTTTAATGTTGCGTCATAAATTATGAACATATTAAAACCTCCTTTATATTCCTATATATTTTTTCTTAAATATGGCTGCTGATGTCTGACTTGCTGATAAATAGTTATCGCCTTTTTGAAGAAATAACCAATCACCAGATTTTTGATGATATACATTAATTGTATTGTTGACATATACCGTTCTACGCTTATTGTCGATTGTCACTAAGTCGCCAGCATTAAAATTATGAGTTACTGTTAATGTAAGGTTGTTAAAAGTTACATTTATTGCTGATGCAGATGATATTAAATGCATCTCTATTATTGGTTCTACTTGTAACATGCTATTGTGAGCTACTGTTAATGGTGATGGTGATAAGTTATATACAGTGTCTTCGAGGTCGTAGAAATATGGGTCATCGCAGAATATAGTAACTGATGCTTTTGATTGATTTTCGAACCAGCTTGGAGTATATTCTATGACGCTACCACGGATTTCAAATTCTCCAAAAGTTTTAAATTTTAAGATTACGACTTCTCCGACACAACAAAAATTATATAAAGTTTGTCTCGTTGCTTTTACACTCCCAAGGATATCAAAAGTTATAGTTATTTCACGTTCATTGATGGTTCTTGACGTTACATATACTCCGTCTTTGCCTACCTTCTTTGTACCTAAATTAAATTTAGGAGCAGACAATCCATCAATATTACTTATAGCTAATTTGTTAGATTCATTTACTTCTAAGGTCTCACCATATGCGTTTGTTATTGTAAGTTCTATCATTGTTTGTCCCTCCTATTGACTTAATACTTTTTTAAATTTTTTATTATTGTTATATATTTCTTTCTCGTTTAGAGATTTATTGTAGTTGTATGTTGGGGCATAACTTACAGTACTTGCTGTTTGAGTAGTGTTATTGGTTGTTACACTTCCACTACCGCCAGAGCCTCCATACGATGGTATGTTAGAACCTACGCCAGTTAATACTGGTTGTACGGTAGGTGTACTAATACTAGCTTGTACCTTTATTGGAGTTTTACTTATACCTTTGTTAATATCTGAAACCATATCTTTTCCTACATCTTCTCCACCAGATAACCAGTTTTTTATGCTTTTCCAGATGTTGGCACAAATGTCGAATAAACCAGCTAATAAATTAGGGATAAAACTGACTATACCAGTAAGCATATTTTTCATCATGCCATCACCTACATCAAACATCCCACCCAACATGTCACCAAACGCTCCAAAAATCATACCCATTAATTCTGGCCACGATTTAAGTAGCTCGAAAACTGCAAGTCCGAGACCCTCTCCGAGTGCCAGAAATAGTTGAATCGCAGCCATTAACAAATCTGGGATATGGCTCAAAAGTGCCATCTCTATGGCTATAATTATTTTAGGAATTAATGGTACTAACTCTGCTATAATCATTGGTATAGCGTCTATAATGCCAAATAATAACTCAAAGGCTGCGTCTAATATTTTGTCTACATTTTTAACGAGTCCAAGAACTAATGCTTTAACGATTCCAACTGCTGATTTCAAAATCATCGGAGTATTATCGGCTATTGTTTGTGTAAGCATAAGTACCATATCTTCGATTGTGCCAGCTAACTCTGGGAGAGCTTGTATAATACCCATAATTAATGCCACTATAATTTGTAATCCAATAGGTAATAATAAAGATATAGAGCTTATTAACAGTCCAGCTATCTGTGGGATAATGGTTGTTATTGCCTCTTGTATTGCTGGCATATTTGCTGTTATAGCAGTACCTAATGATGTTATAATACTCTTGCCTATCTCTATGAATTTTGGTATCTCTGTGGCTAAATTAGCCACCATCGTTCCGATAGCAGTAGATAATGCACCAGTATCTATATTTCCACCATTAATTATTGATAAGATAACCTTATTAAGAGCTACATCTATACCAGCCATGCCCTCATAGGCTGCTGTTGACGCTCCACTCATAGCAACACCTAATACATTACTTGTTGTCTTAGTTGATGTGGTGAGCTTGTCCATACCATCTTGTACGGCACCGAGAGAGCTTAACATATCATCTGATAATACAGCTCCACTTTCTTTTGCTGTATCCATTAACTTTTTAAGCCCATCAGCACCAAGGTCTATCATTGGGTTTAAATCGCTTGCTGACTTACCAAGCATATCCATAGATAGAGCACTTCTTTCAGTTTCGTTTGGAATTTTACCTAAAGCATCAATTACTTCCCAATATACGTCTTCAGATTTTCTCAATGAGCCATCGGCATTTTTTACAGATATTCCAAGTTTATTGTAGTTATCTATTGCACCTTGTGCACCAGACGCAACATCAGCCATACCTTTTGTATTCTTTGTCAGTGAACCAGTTATTGTTGATAAATCTACATCGACAAGCCCAGAAATTGCATCCAATCCTTGTAATGTCTCTGTACTTATATTTGTTGTCGATGCAAGAGTCATCATATTATCAGCATAATCTGCACTCGCTGTTACAGCTGATTTTAGGATATCAGTTACACCACTTACGGCACTACCTATTGCTGATATACCAGCAGTAATACCAGACGCTATTAGACTTGACATTGCACCTTTTAAAACGGTGAAACCTTCTCCAGCTTTTTTTGAAGAATCATCTGTATGATTTAATTCTTGATTTAATTCATGTGTACTATGTTCAGCACTATCTGTACCATGTTCCATTGATGCAAGACTTGTATTATAGCCTCGTAATTCAGTTTCAGTCCTATTTACTACTGTTTGTTGTCTTGTTATTTCTGTAGTTAAGGCTCTTGTACTTGCTTCGTCTGCTGACATTGCTCGCTCTACTGCTATAATCTCTCTTGCTAATCCTCTTGACGCTTCTGAACTTTCACCAGTAGCATTTGCTGATGCTGTATGTGCTTCTCTTAGGTCATTTAATCTATTTCTATTTGTCTCTAAATTACGATTAGTTGCTTCTAATTGGTCTCTATATGTTTGTAATTTTTGATTCTGAATTGCTAATGTTTTAGTGAAATATTCTGCACTTGCAGCAACTACTCCATATTCATCGCCAGCTAATTCTGCAGCTGATTTAGCAAGTTCAAACTCATTTTTAGCATCTTTTAGTGCAGTGTTTGACTCTTGTAGCGATGCTTTAAATCCGCTAACATCAAGTTTTAAACTGTTAGTATACTCTGCCATATATTGTTACACCTCCTTATATTGCTAGAACCAATCGTCTCCAGCTGGTATTCTTGTTACTTGATTGCTTTGATTTTTTTTATTTGGTTGTTCATAATATTTGTTTAATTTTTTTATAAAATTTAAGAATTCTCGAAACGTTAAATTGTAGATATCAAATGGACTTGTATTAAATTCTTTAGAAATTAATATCACATTATCAAACAATACTTCTGTTATTTTTTGGTTATCATTATTTGATGTCGTTGTTGCTTTGGTATCTACTTTGTTTGACGATGTACACTCAATAACTGCAAATAATATCTCTTCAAAACAATTGGTTAATATATCTGGGTCAAGGGTTAATACTGTCTCAGAATCTATATCAAAAATATCTGTTAAGATATCGTTTAAGGCTACTTGATTGTTGATGTAAATATTGACTAAATCCAATTTGGTTAACTCTGATTTTAGCTCAGATTCAATTATTTCTAATATATCGACTGCATCTTTTAGTTTTATTTTCTTACCCTCTTTTTTATAGGTTTTTGTATCTGTAATGAGTGTTATGAGCATATCATCACCTCCTTAATTTAAAAAAAGGAAGAAGAATGTTGTTTTCTTCTTCCTTTGATATTGATTAGATTTCAGTTAAATTTAGTTAAGCTTAATTAAATTGTATTAAGATTGTAGTTAAATTGTATTAAATTTAAACTGTCTTAATTAGTGCTGCAAGCGTATCTGGGGTTTGGATAGCGTTGAAATACTGTGTAAAATTAAGTTTGTCATACGAACTATCTGATGTTATTGACTTAGCTGGTTCTCCAGTTTTCGTAAATGAATGATTAGTAGATATACAAGTAACTTTTAGTGTCTGGTTAGTTGAATCTGTACTATCATTTTGAGATTTAGACGCTTCGTCTGGTGGTAGAATCTTGCATTTTAGTCTTGATACATATCTGTAATTATTTTTAGTATCTTTAGTTCTATAGGTAATAGCAAAATAGTCAGCTGTTGGTACTCCATTATCAATAAATGTACCAGTAAGAATGTCAAATGTTTTACCAGTAATTTTAGCTAATGTTTCTAAATCTAGTACTGATACTACGATAGTAAGTTCATCTGCACCCTCTGCTGCTATAACTATTGCTGGTATATTGTCATAATAACTTGTCTTACTTGCTGTACTTGTAGTTTTTTGGATTTCTGCAATTCTGGATAATTGTTTTGGCACCTCGCATGTATAAGCTAAGTCAGTATCTGCTGTAATTTTCGCAAAATTTAATTGGTCTACACCACGGTATTCTATTGCATCTTTCATTATTAGTAACCTCCATAATTTTTATTTTTTAAATGTTTAATTTTATGTTTTTTTGTTTTTAAAATTGTTTGTTTTATCTTTATATTTTAGTATTCTTACGCTGTCATTATCAATTGTTGAGCTTATTTGGTGGCGTAGGCGAAAAACATCTTACCTATGTGAGTATCCTCATCACTTAATGCATCCACTGGCATACTTGTCTGTATTTCATTGTCTCTTAATAGCTTTCTGGTTTGCCTAATTTCCTCATCCAAGGTCGTTATGTCATTTGTGTAATAATAAATAATATATTGATATTTACAAATTGTGGGTTCGTTATCATAATATTCTTCATCAGCACTGGTGAGAAAAAATGTGAAGAATGATAGAGGATATGTATCCTCATTGGTTAGACTCCCTTGTTTATAGCAAGGTAACCCTCTGGTCTCTAACAGTGTTATTAATTGTTCATCCATATTTTTAGTCGCCTCCTAAGTTAGATATTGTGATAAGAACTCATCAAAATGTGCTTCAAATATTCTACTAATTTCTTGGTTTGTCTTCTTACTATACATTGCATTAACAGCTGTTTTAGAAGGTTTAATCCTTGGAGTACCATATATTAGGTACTGACTTACTAATGACTGTGATATGTCAAATCCTACGTATACTCTATATCCTCCACCCTTCATCTCTTTTATTTTTGGAGCAGTTAGGAGTGTACTTTTTACATCTCCATGTTTATCCCAATTTACAGTCTTCCCATTTGATTTAAGCTTTGTTATTGCTTGGTTAAAATTGCCTTGAATCTGATGGAATGCATCCTTTAATGCTTCTTGTGCCAGAGCGTCTAATACTGATTGCTCTATATCGTTTTCTATGGCTTTCATACGTAAAAAATCACCAGTAAATGTTATTGTTTTTCCCATTAAATATCACCTCTTAGTATTGATGCGTCTAACTTTAATTTTTATAACCTTGTTACGCATTGATATATTTTCGATGGCTCCGATAATTTCATATTCTGCATTATTGGTTAAACATTTAAACTTACAATCCTCAGTAATTAATGGATTATACCAAGT